TCCCATAGCGAATTGCCCACCTGCTGCAAGTGAAGCAACGCCACCAATTGCCATTGATCCTACGCCACCAGCTAATCCGACAATTGCACCCAGTTTCATCAAGTCTTTATCGCCTGTAATCATACCGGTAACGGTCATTGCTACACCGACATACATTGCCGCTACAGCCGCTAAGTTAATGACTGCCACTGTGGTAGCAAGAACACCGGATGCAGCGCCTACAGCAGCAAAAGCACCTGCTATTGGTGCAAAAGGCATTTCTTTCCGATTAAAAGGAGGAAGGATTGGATTGCCGATTGGTAAACCCATATCGAGCATTTGTTTGCGGGAGATCATCTCACCAGCTATAAAAGAGTTTTGTCTGATTGTCATAACGTCCTCACGACGATGAAGTAAAGATGAAGTGTAAAGATTTTGCGCGATTGTATCACAGCTATACTATAATTGAAGTATGTCACATAAAAGGAGGTGATCCAGATGGCTATGAAAAAAGGTAAAGGCGGCAAAGGCGGAGGCAGTAAAAAATGCTAAGTTAATTAGCAGGTAAAATATTTTAGTTGTTAAGTTAGAGAAGCCTTACAGGTTTTAAATCCTGTAAGGCTTTTTTGTGCCTGCTATTTATAGCCGCAGTTGATGCTAGGAATGAAGCCTGTCGGCAATTATTGCGGGAAGGCTGAAATGAGAACGAGTATCATTTGCAATTGGTTTTCTTCAATTAAATCAACATTTTAGCAAAATAGACTATTAATTTTACGCTAAACAATATTAATAAAGTTAATTAAGTAAAATAATTTAGTTGATTAATAAAATCAGATCGAATATTCTATAGTCCAGCCCAAGGCTGTGCGCTAAACAATTTTTAATTTAATCGGAGAGGACATCATGAAACAAGTAACAGAACTGCAATACGCAATGCTTTGCAAAATCATCGAGGACGATTTCACGCCCTCAAATGGTAACACCGTCGAAGCGCTTGAAGAAGGCTCAGAAGGTTGCTTCACTTATGTAAATACTATTATTGAAGATGCTCAAGACAGAGGGACTGCCACATCATTAATGAATGCGGGATTGATTGAAAGACACAATAGTGGAACACGCGAGGATTGCGTGTGGCTAACAGAAGAAGCAGTGGAGCTTATGCGAGTTAGCTATAAGCATAATGTAAGATTTTTAAATAATTAATATTGTTAGCGCGGTGTAACAGCCGCGCCTTTTAAACCAAACCGGAGATACGACAATGATTGGCTTAATAATACTAGATGGTGATTTTGATTTCTTCCATATCGTAGATGATATGGATTGGCAAAGAGCCGATACTATTTTTCACTCTACATTTTTTGTAAACGGTAATCACGCAGGCAGAACGCCTTGCGCTGATGTCATTGCAGCTTTAAAAGTATGGAGCGCTGGCAATGTTTAAACTTCACATAACAATGGGTACTGCTAAAATGGAAAATATCCCATCTTTCAACACACCAGCGAGTTCAAATCCATTCTGCCTCAAAATGAATGGATCAAACGACAAATCACTGATTTGCACCAGATGTTATTCAATTAACACCGAGAAACGTTATCCGACTCTTGTTAAAGCATTGGAGCGCAATGCCGATTTATATAAACGCATTTTGCTCGATACCGAGTTACCGCGTTTAAATTTTGCAATCGCGCGTTTTGACAGTTTTGGCGAAGTACATAATGAAATTCATGTACTTAACTATTTTAATCTTGCGCGTAAAAACCCCGAAACCACATTCGGATTCTGGACTAAGCGCAAAGAGCTAATTAAAAGAGTGTTAGGCATGGTTAGTAAACCGGCTAACGTGATTTTGATTCACAGCAGTACAAAAATGAACAAAATTGACCGCCTGCCTGAAGGATACGACAAAGTATTCACAGCACATAAAAAATCAGAGTTAAGCGCAAACGTCACAATTAATTGCAGTCAAAAATGCAATGATTGCAGATTGTGCTATAGCCACAACGACACAATTTTTATTAACGAAATTGCTAAATAACTGGAGATATAAAATGAAACTTAATAAAACTTATCAGCAAACACTTGCGGCACGTCGCCAAACAAACCTAATTCATTCATCTTGGAGTGTATTCTATAAAGGCGAATATATCTGCGGGGCTGTTTATAACGGAGAGTTAATTCTATCTGTTTGCTTTCCGTGCGGCTTAGTAGTATTAACCAAGTCAAAAAACATTGCTAAAAAATATATCCGCGATTACAAAGCAGGGAGATTGCAATCATGAAAATGAAACAGGCGCATTACAACATGATGAAGGATGCTATCAGAGCATTACCAAGGGATGAGATGTTAGCATTCAAAGCAAACGATCTTGGAAAGAATAAAGAAAAATTTTTCATATGGGGATTGTTTAAAGCAGCTAAGTTACATTTTACCGCCACTGATTTTCTTTATCAGTATCTCGATGATAATCATATCGAAACGGCATTGCGTCGTATAGCCAAAGAACTAGATTACATTTAACCGGAGATATAGAAATGATTACTTATTTACTTGATAACGATAGCGTGATTCGTAGTGAAAAACGCAAGGACATAGGCGACATGATCCACGCGCAAATATACGACGCTAACAGCGCATTAATCGACGTTAGCGGGCGTGTAGTGGATATCCTAGAGGATTACAGCGACTGGGAATAGTTCAGCGTGTAACGGCTTAAAGATAAGCCGTTATGCAGTGCGCTATTGCACTAATTAACTTAAACCGGAGATATAACATGAATACATTTTATGACGTAGTAGTTGGATCAATCCTTACAACAATTTTTACTGTAATTTTTGTAGCTGAACTAATTATCATTTGGGGAGAATAAGCCATGTCATTATTCAAACTTGATAACAATAAGGAATTTTCAGCTAAATGCCGCACCTGTTTTCCTAACTTACGCTATCGGATGACTTTATCGATTGGTCAGTGGGGAATGGTTTACGGATCAAAAACAGACTACTTCACAGCAGATGGTAAAAAGATAGGTTTTAAAATTGTGCGCCATTATGACCGCAAAGGATTGCCAATTTATAACGACAAACAACGCATTTATATTTACACCGGAGAATAACCATGATTAGTCACGCTGATTTTATGAAACAAACAGACCCTGCCACCATTCCGCAATATTTTGTAAATGGTATTTACCATCAGCAATTATCGCTTGATATTGCTCGTATGGAGTACCTTAAAATTTATTTGTGGGCAACTTACACGCCACCAACTGAAAAACCGACACGCAATCCGATGTCTTACACTGAAGTAGAAATTGCAGAAATGTTTAGAATCTTTGACGAAACTGGAGAATAAAAATGATGATGACATATAAAGAGTACATTCAATCACTACCGAGTGATTATCTTCAGATGCTTTACGATGAAGACGTTCACTTGTTCCAAGCATACAAAGAGTATGTTACCGCGTGGAAATCACTCGAAGCGCAATACGGGGAGATTAAAAATGCTAATACCTAAAAAGCCGATGAAGGTTAAATGCCCAAAGGCGCTGAAAGTTTCACGCGGTAGACCTAAAATTGATCCGCGCAAAAAATCACGACACTACCAGCTAAGTTTACAGGGCGACTTGATAGACTTTTTGGAAAGCGCTGGACTCAAATCAAAATCGGCTTTTGTGAGTTTATCAATTCGGACGATGATGGAATTCAAAAAATACCGTTCGCTGCCCTACGACAAATGTTTAGATTGTGGGTGTGATATGACAGCGCCACTTAACCCTATGGACGGTGCAAAAACTTATGTTGATGAAGAGGGTAAAGTCTTAGATGTTTTTGTTCAATGTGAAGGCTGTGGTGGTCGTGCTGGACATAGGCAATATGATCCGAAAAACCACGGACTAGAATCAGAATAAAATATTAGCCGGTTAATTACCGGCTTTTTTGTCTGCGACATAGCGACATAGTGGACATAGTTTTTTCTATTTATATATTTTTTATAAATCAATTCATTTTTAGCCATATTTCTATTAAATATTTCTCATAACCATTATTACTAAAACTATGTCTACTATGTCGCAGAGAGTATAAGAATGTAGTATTTATAAGGGTTTGAAGGTGCGACATAGTGATTTTCAAACTATGTCGCAAATCCATAGTTACTATGTCGCAAATAAAATTTAGCGTTTTTTATCTGCGACATAGTTTAAATTTTAAATCCCGTAATGCTCACGGACTTTCTTGATAACTTCATTCTCGTCTAACGTGCTTCTACGCCAAATCGTATGTTTTTTCCGCCCTCCGTCGCTTGTCGGCACATCGATTCTCTTGTGAACTTTCTCGTAGCCAATCTGTAAAAGTATCCGAGTTAATGCCGATGTTTTTGGTAACTTTAAAACTGAAGGCTCAAACTCCTCAAAATTAAGTTTTCCCAGCAATGTAATATCGACTATGTTTTCGTTAATGACTTCACAATGGTAATGGGTAATCAAATCTTTCACTTCTTCAAATTCATGTGACACAGAATACCCTATCATCTTTTCACGCGACAAGGTTTTAGGCGCTCGACCTTTCGCTGAAAAGTCTGGACTTATCTTTCTATTCATAAAGTAATGGCAAAGTGCATCCATCCGTCGATCAGTTTCTAAAAACAGTTTCTCAAAATACCTGTTAGTTTCCTGCTCACCACCGAGCAGTGCAAACAAATGTTCCTCCGACTGACAGCGACTATACAAAACGCAATAACGTCTATCACCATTGGTAATCGGCAAAGCATCTTGGTAATTGGTCAAAAGAAAATACGACGTGAAATTCGGAACAGTCCTAGAGTTAGAAAACTTTTCCTCAATCTGGATCGTTTCGTTTGTAATATATGGCTTCATCGTATCGATAATCGACCAGCGGTTATCGCCCGATAGCCGTATCTCCTCAACGATATTCAGCACTGAACCATACGCCCATCCCGAAAACGTCCCTTTCGTAAATTGCTTCGGATCGAGCTGCGTGGCATTCGATCCAAGTATCCCCTGCAAAATGCGAGTAAAGTATGTTTTACCGCCACCTTGCGTACCCTGCAAAAGCACCGCCCAGTTCACCTTGCTACCAATGTTTTGTACAACATGGCACATCCAGTCAAGCAGTATCACCCGCTCTTTAGGTTCAACCAGCGTAAATTCCAAGTGCTTGAGCATCATATCTACAACAAGCAACCCATCAGCATCCATCACTGCACATGGCTCAACGCCCCTTTTCTTGTACGAGTTTACATATCGCAACCCATCGTTATCATTAACGAAAATCCCATCGTTCTTACTCGCCCAGTACATGGTATCGATGACTGTATCCATTTTCCAATCAACCAGCGCCATCGACGATGCTGACCTTTCAGCCGCGACACATTCATCCATGCGATCAAACTCTGCGTTGAAAGCTTCGCGCTTGATAGAGTAGCCGTGCTTTAAGTTATGAAACTCCATTGGTCGTTGTACATAAACCCAGTTACGCAACCAAGACGGCATCTCCTCAACAATCAACCCACCCTTCTTTGGTGGGCAAAGCTCACGAACAATAGCCGACTTCGTCATCCCCTCGCCTTTACCCCAGCGGTCGTAAATGTCCTGTGCGATTTGCTGACGCTTGGTAAGTGTCACCGCGCTGAGTGGTAATTTACGCAACTTATTGCGCACGTCCTCATATGCCCTGTCATTATCAACCGACAGACCTTCCGACCCAGTGACAAAGATTTCTTTCACCTGCTTCTCGACAATCTCCCCAACACTTATCCCACTGTCCTTGACCATCTTAATCACGGTAGCAAACGTCAACGGGCGCACTTTCTTTTCCGTCTTGAATGATTGCCATTTGCGGTCAATATCTGCCGCGTTGAACTTATCCGAGTTAGCAGACCAGTGAAGCCAAAGAAGTTTACCCTCATCCGATCCTCTATATTGATGATGTAGCGCCTGCCCGACGGTAATCCACGTCGAGTAATCACCAGCCGCTTCAACCAGTGCATCGAGATTAGCTTCAACCAGTGCATCGCTGACATCAATGGGTTCATGCGCGAGTGCAAGCGAGAGTCCCTGCATATCATCCGCGTCATCATCTGCATCATCTACATCGAATTCAACTGGCAAGTATTCCTTGACAGTTCCCTGCACCAGCTTTTCAACAGGAAAGGCAAGCGCTACATCCACATCAACCTCACTGCCCTCCATCACCATCACGAAAGCCGACTCAATCGAACCAGCGCCAACACTTGGCATATACATAAACTGAGCAGGCTTAAATGCACTATCATCAATAATAAAACTGGTAAACTCCGACGCGAACCAGTGCATCACGGCAACGTACTCCTCCGCGCTGACCTCCCGTGACAGTGGCAACACTATACGAAAGCGATTAGCGTCATCTGTACTACGCCATGTTGAGTACGCAACCAGCGCAAAGCCTGTCATCTCCAGCTCAAACTCAATCTCTCCTTTAGTCATTGCGCATTCATCAACGTCAATGGTCAAAAGCGAACGCCCGATTAGGTTCTCCGTGTTGCGATACCCGCCACTGAACCCACCGCCACAGAACCAGCCTTCCTGCTCTTTGGTCTTTGCAACTTTGTGCTTACCAAGTACCGTGCAAATTCGCTCCCATGTCACCTCCACATTGCGACAGACAGCGCTGTTCTTATCCCCGCGACTTATGCGGTACGTTTTAGTAGACTCCACCATAAACAATCCTCGTTATCTTTTAATTATTGGTAAATCAACTGCCTTAATTGCCCCATCGGTTAATTGCTCAACCTGTATCGCCCTGTTTGCCGGTATCTTTCCTTCAGTTACCCAATACGACACCGCTGCTTTAGTGACGCCTAACTTCTTTGCTAGCACAACCTGCTCACCACCAAACCATTGCACCACATCATCAACGGTCACACCGTCATAAAATTCTTCATTTTCCATTTGCATCTCTTTGTGAGTTAAGTTAAGATTGACTCTCATTTTACAACAACAGAGGAAAAACACAATGAATGATTTAACAATACTCACAAACACCCAACTTGGTGAATTCATTTCGCTATCATTAATACACGGCACAAACACTCAGTTTAGCTATGAGTTATTGCATGAAGTAGCAGAACGCTTAGTACAAACGGATGAAATTATCAAATCTGGAATCAGTCACGGCATTCACGAAACGCTAACTAAGCAATCAACTGCGTTTAAATTCAGACTTGAGGATGTTGTCAAAACGCTTGATGAAACTTTAGCACCTGCAATTATTGAAGATAACAAAGAAACGGTTGAAATCATCACTGATATTGAGCATCACGAAGCAATGAACAAAGCGATGAAAGTAGATAGGGATGAAGGTAGAGCAGTATCATCTAGCGCTAAGAAAACAATCTTAGACCACTTGGAAGTTGAAGAAGTAAAACCCAAAGCAACAAAGAAAAAAGAAAAGCCTGTAGAAACACCTGTTGAAGTAGAAGTGTTACCAGAAACAGAAAAATCTGTAGAACCGGTAGAATTAACCGCTGAACCAGAAACGCCTGCGCTCACAGCCAAAATGCTAAAAGAAATAGCGCTTGAACTGCGTCAACGTAATGCTATTTCAAAAGAGCAAATTATAGACAAATTAACTGAGCTTGACGCATCAAGTACAATGACGCTTGCGCCTAAACACTACACTGAATTTTACAACTTCTTGGAGAGCTTCAATGTCTAATGAAGAAGCGCCTAAACACTCTTTACTGAGCGCAAGTGGTAGTGCTACTTGGCTATACTGCTCCGGTAGCGTCGCAGCGCAAAAACCTTATAAGGAATCCCGTAGCGCATTTGCGGACGAAGGCACGGCAGCGCATGAGCTTGCAGAGATATGCTTGAAAGGCGATCTCAATCCGTTTGATTTTGAAGGTAAGCAATTACCCGAAACCAACTGGATAACGGTAGATAAGACAATGTGTCACCATGTGAATGATTACATGGACTTCATCGCAGAACACAAAGGTCATAAAATCTATGAGCAAAAACTCGACTACAGCGAGTACGCGCAAGACGGTTTTGGTACAGCCGATTGCATTATTCTCAATGACGACAGCGTAACGATAATAGACTTGAAGTACGGTAAAGGCGTAAAGGTCTATGCTGATACTACTCAAACTAAAATCTACGCGCTAGGAGTCTATAGCGAGTTTGGTATGCTCGAAGATATTAAGACCGTAACAATGATTATCTACCAACCGCGACTAGACCATATTGATGAATTGACAATAAGTATCGACGAGTTACTAGCATTTGGTGAGTGGGTAAAAGAGCGAGCAGAATTGGCTATGCGGGAAAACGCCCCACTGACTGCTGGTGAGAAGCAATGTCAATGGTGTAAGCACAAGGCACGATGCCCAGAACTTATGCGCTACACAGAAAGTGCTATTCAAAACGAGTTTGGATTTTTCGACGAGTTGCCCAGTGTAAACAGGTTATCCGACGCACAGCTTAACCTTGCACTGAGTAGCGCGACATTGATTAAATCATGGTTAAATGCCATTGAAGAACACGTTAGAGAGCGCTTAGAATCTGGCAATGGGTTTACCGGCTACAAACTTGTTGAAGGTAGAAGCTCACGCGATTGGGCAGATATTGACGAAGCAGAAAGTGCGCTACGAATTGACCACACAGACGAAGAACTTTACGAAATGAATTTTATTTCAGTGGCTAAATTCGAGAAGTTAGTAGGCAAGAAAAACATAAAAGACTTTGAAAATCTGATAGTTAAAAAATCGGGCAAACCAACCGTTGTACCCGAAAGTGATCCCAGAAAATCCTTGTCAGTTTCTGCAAATGATTTTTCTGATTTTGATGATTGACACAAGTAATAAATCAATCTAAACTTAACTCAACTTATCTCTCCGGTTAAGTTAAAACGAGGATGGGAAATCACTTAATTGGCGATTTATCAATAACCCATCCTCACCTAATCCCAAAACCATAACGCTATAAGCAAGAAGGCTAAAATGTCAGAAACATTAATTAAATTAGGCGACGTTCGTTTATCATTTCCATCTCTTTTCAGAAAAGCAGTATTTGAAGGAGAGGAAACAAAATTCGAAGCTACCGTCCTAATGGAAAAAGACAGCAAGAATCATAAAATTACTCAAGCGGCAATTGATAAATTCATTGCGCAAACATTTAAAGACGGTGCGCCTAAAGGTCTTAAACTAACTTGTTTTCAAGATGGC